GGACAAACTAATAGTTTCTTTTTACCTTCGGTTTACTCTAAAAAGGTTTTAAACTTCTTTAGAAAAGCCTCAGTGGTAGAAGCTATTACTAACACCGACTATGCTGGTGAAATATCTGCTTATGGAGACTCTGTAAAGATTATCAAAGAACCTGTCATTTCAGTATCAGACTACACAAGAGGTAGCGATACTACTGACACGAAACTAACTGACCAAGAAATATCTTTGGTTGTTGACAGTGCTAAAGCTTTCAAATTCATCGTAGATGATATTGAAACAAATATGTCACATGTAAACTTCAAAGAAGTTGCTTCAAGCTCTGCTGCATATGCATTGAAAGATTCATATGATGCTGCTGTTTTAGCAACTATGTTCTCTGGTTGCTCTGCATCATCACCTGACCATATCATTGGTTCTGACAGTGCTACTGCTGATGCCACTATGGCTCACGCAACTAACTCTGTAGACCTACTTGGTTCAGATGGTACTGGTGTAGATGCTATTGACCTTATGGCAAGAATGGCAAGACTAATGGATGACCAGAATGTACCTGAAGAAGGTAGATGGTTTGTTGCTCCACCTTCATTCTATGAAGAGTTAGCACAATCTGGTTCTAAACTATTAAGTGTTGACTTTAACGCTGGTCAAGGCTCAATCAGAAATGGTTTAGTTTCAAGTGGAAAGTTAAGAGGATTTGATATGTACAAATCTAACAATATCGCTGCAACATCTAATGCAACTGGTAAAGTTATGGCTGGACATATGAGTTCTACTGCTACTGCTAACACTATCCTTTCAACAGAAGTGTTGAGAGACCCAACATCGTTTGGTGATATTGTTAGAGGCTTACATGTTTATGGTGCGAAAGTACTTAGACCTGAAGCTTTAGTATCAGCTTTCTATGTGATTGACTAATATCAATTCGGGGGGTCTTAATTGACCCTCCACTTTTTAACAGGAAGATAAAATGAAATACGGTAAAGATAAAAGAATGAAAAAAATGGGTGGCGGATACGCTGAAATGATGAGAAAGAAAAAAGGCATGGGTGGACGTATGAAATACATGCACGGTGGCGATGTTAAGATGGATGGATGTCAGCCTATATATAATGGAACACCAAAAGCTAAAGCTAACTAATTATGAAAGTTAAAGCACCTAAAGGATACCACTGGATGAAGTCCGGTAAAACATATAAGTTAATGAAACATTCAGGTAAGTTTGTTAAACATAAAGGTGCAAGTTTAACAGCTAACTTTGAAATTCAAAAGGTACATAAAAAATAATGGCTACTACATATCTAGATTTAACTAACGAAATATTAAGAGAACTTAATGAGATTCCGTTGACTGCTGCAAACTTTGCAAACGCTACAGGTTTTCAAAAGTTTGTAAAAGATACTGTTAATAAATCTATATTTGATATAGCTAATGAAGAACCTCAATTACCTTTCTTTTCTGCTGGAGTTAGCGGAAGTACTGACCCTTTTTATGGTAACGTAACAGTACCTACAGTAGCAGGTCAAAGATTTTATACATTAAAGTCTGACAGTTCTAGTATCACTACAGACTATGCTTCAATAGATTGGGATGATTTTTATGTAACTACAATTAATGTAAGTGGAGAAACAGCACCTTATGTTTCTAAAGGTTTAAGATTTCTTACACTTGACGATTGGAAAAGATACTACAGAGATAGCGAAAACGAAGATGATGCTAACTCACAAAATTATGGAGAACCTAAATTTGTAATTAAGTCTCCAGATAGCAGGAAGTTTGGATTAAGTCCTATTCCTGATAAAGTTTATAATATACACTTTTATGCTTTCGTAAGACCAACTGCTTTATCAACTTACGATGATACAATGGTTTTACCAGAGCAATACAGTAATATTGTAACAGCTAGAATGAGATATTATGTCTGGCAATTTAAAGAAAGTCCACAACAGGCTGCTTTTGCATTGGATGATTATAAGAAAGGAATGAAACAAATGAAGTCTAATCTTATGAATCCAACACCTAAATACATGACAGACGATAGAAGATACTTTTAAATTATGGCACGTTCACAACCTTTTACAGTAGCATGTGAAGGCGGTTTAGTTACTGCTTCTAATCAAATTGATTTGCTACGAAGACCCGGAGTAGCTACAGAGTTAGAAAACTTTGAAGTTTCTATAGAAGGTGGTTACAGAAGAATTAATGGATTTAAAAAGTTTGGTGAAGGTAGTGCAACACAACCAACTGGAGGAGCTACTACTATACAAGGAGTATTTCCATATGCAGACGGTGTTATAATAACTGCTGGTACTAACATTTATTTTAGTAACGATGGAGCTACATGGTTACAAATAAATAAGTTATCTGCAGGTGGTGGTGATAATTATGCAACCTTTACAGGTAAGTCAGCTACTGCAAGAACTGGACAAGGTCAATGTCAGTTTGTACTTTTTGAAGGTGCAACATTTGATTATGGTGAAGTAATTATAGCTGACGGTGCTAACAAGCCTTGGGCTTTTAGAATGGAAGGTACAGGAGCTTTAAATACTAGAACATTTTTTACTGAAGAAATAACTGTAGATGGTACTAACGGTGTAAAGTATATTACTATTCACGACCATCATTTAATTGCAGCAGGAGTAGAAAATAATTTAAATACTGTTTATTACAGTGTCTATAACGACCCTAATAATTTTACAGGTAGTGGTGCAGGTTCTGTAACTATATCAGACCAAGTACAAGGTGTTAAAGGATTTAGAACAGATTTAATAGTTTTTGCTGAAAACAGTATACATAAACTAATAAATATAAATGATAGTTCTAATATTCGTATAGACCCTATTACCGAAAACGTAGGGTGCTTAAGCGGATATAGTATACAAGAGATTGCTGGTGATTTATTATTTTTAGCACCAGACGGAATAAGAACAGTTGCTGGTACTGCAAGAATTGGTGACGTTGAGTTAGGTACATTATCTAAAGCAATACAACCTGTATTAACATCAGTAACTCAAAATATAAATTTATATAGAATTACTAGTGTTGTTATTAGAGAAAAATCACAGTACAGATTATTTTATAGTAACGTAAGTGCAGTAGCTGCAGGACAAAGAGGAATTATAGGGACCATTAGAGCAAACGGTTTTGAATGGTCAGAAACAAAAGGATTAGAAGTAACAGAAATAGGTTCAGGATTTGATACAGATGGTGTGGAAAAATATTATCACGGTAACAATACAGGTTATGTGCATATACATGATTCAGGTGATGACTTTGATGGAACTGCTATATTAGCAAGATACTCAACACCAGATTATGATTACGGTGATTTAGGAACTTTAAAAACTTTACATTATTTAAAAGTTTCAGCAGGTGCAGAAGGTTTATCTACTCCAGAAGTTCAAATAAGATTTGATTATGGAAGTTCAGATGTACCACAACCAGTAGAAAATTTTTCACTTGGAACATTAAATCCACCTTCATTTTTTGGACGTGCTGTATTTGGAACAAATATTTTTGGAGCAATTGCAGACCCTATGATTAGGATACCATTACAAGGAAGTGGGACTTCAAACAATTTTACATTTATTTCAAACGATAGTAAACCATCGTATAAAATTAACGGTTTATATGTAGATTACATACCTTCAGGTAGGAGATAAAAACAATGGCAGGTTATATAAGACAAAGCAGTTTCATAGACGGAGATACAATTACTGCTGCATTATTTAATAACGAATACAATCAGTTAGTTAATGCATTTAGTAATACAAGTGGTCACAAGCACGATGGAACAACAGCAGAAGGACCAGTAATAGGTCTGATTGGAGATGCTGGTGAAACTTCTCCAAATAACAAAGTATTAATAGATACTACAAATAACTATATAGAGTTTTATGTAGAAGTATCTTCAGCACCTGTACAACAATTATATATTGCAGATGGAGCTATTATTCCTGTCACAGATAGCGACATTGACTTAGGTACAACAAGTTTAAGATTTAAAGATACATATACAGATACTATTACTACTACAGGTAACGCAACTATTGGTGGTAATCTTACAGTAACAGGTAATGCAACTATTTCAGGAAACCTTACATTCGGTGATGCTGATACAGATAGTATTAACTTAGCTGCTGAAATTGATTCAAATGTTATACCAAACACAGATAATACTTATGATTTAGGAAGCTCTTCAAAAGAGTGGAAAGATATTTACATTGACGGTACAGCTTATTTAGATGCTATAAACTTTAATGGTACAGCAATTACCTCAACTGCTGCTGAACTAAACATATTAGATGGAGTGACATCCACAGCAGCCGAGTTAAATCTTTTAGACGGAGTTACAAGCACAACTGCAGAACTTAATATTTTAGATGGAGTTACTGCAACTGCTGCAGAAATTAACTTGTTAGACGGTGTAACTTCTACAACTGCAGAACTAAACATACTAGATGGCGTAACAGCTACTGCTGCTGAACTAAATACTCTTGATGGTATTACTTCAACAGTTGCAGAACTTAACATTTTAGATGGTGTTACTGCTAGTGCAACAGACATTAATCTTATTGATGGTATTACAAACGGAACAGTTATAGCAAGTAAAGCTATTGTTACAGATGCTAACAAAGATATTACTGGTGGTAGAAATATTACTATTACTGGTGAGTTAGATGCAGCTACATTAGACATTTCAGGTAATGCAGATATTGATGGTACTTTAGAAACTGATGCACTTTCAATAAACGGTACAACAGTAACAAGTACTGCAGCAGAACTTAATATCCTTGATGGAGTTACAGCTACCGCAGCAGAGATAAATTTACTTGATGGAGTAACTTCTACTACTGCTGAATTAAATATCTTAGACGGTGTTACAAGTACAGCAGCAGAAATAAACTTACTTGATGGTGTTACAGCAACTACAGCAGAGTTAAACATTCTTGATGGAGTTACAAGCACTGCAGCAGAGTTAAACATTTTAGATGGTAAAGCTTTCCTTGATGAAGATGACATGTCTTCAAACAGTGCTACAGGTATAGCATCTCAACAATCTATTAAAGCTTATGTAGACTCTCAGGTGACTGCACAGGACTTAGATTTCCAAGGTGATACAGGTGGTGCTTTAAGTATTGACCTCGACTCTGAAAGCCTTACAATCGCTGGTGGGACAGGTTTAGATACTGTAGGTTCAGGTAACACTGTTACAGTTAATATAGATTCTACAGTCGCTACATTGACTGGCACACAGACTTTAACAAACAAAACACTTACTGCTCCTACGCTTACAGGCACAGCTACAGTAGCTTCTTTAGATATTAGTGGTGATATAGACGTAGATGGCACAACTAACCTTGATGTCGTGGACATTGATGGTGCTGTGGATATGGCTACAACTCTTGCAGTTGGAACAAGTGTTACAGTAGGTTCGGGAAATACATCTGTTGTTTTAAGTAAATTTGATTCTAATAATAGTGATATTTCAGCTCTTACATCTTCATCAGATTTTGGTGGGCTTATTGAAGGAGGCACGAACGGCTCACTTGTATTAGGTATTAGAGATAATGATGTTTCTGACGGATTATATATTCTATCAGGTAGTGGTAATTATATGACAGATACTACTTATGATACAGTAGTGTTAAAAGCTAGTGCTAATGGAATTATTGATATTACTCATAATTTAAATATAGGTGGTAATTTAGATGTAGACGGAACAACTGATTTAGACGGTCTTACAGTAGCTGGTAACGTCTCAGTAGACGGTGGAACAATTAAACTTGATGGTAATTATCCAACTGGTACAAATAACGTAGCTTTAGGTAATACTGCTTTAGATAGCTTAACAAGTGGTGGTTATAATACAGCTATCGGTAGTGATGCTTTAACAGCTAATACATCAGGTAGCCACAATGTGGCAGTTGGTCAGCAATCTTTATATGTAAACACTACAGGTTCTGATAATATAGCAATAGGTTCATATTGTTTAGATGGTAATACTTCAGGTAGCAATAATACTGCTATGGGTAGAGGTGTATTAAACTCTAACACGACAGCAAACAACAATACTGGTGTTGGTTATAAATCTTTAAAAGATAACACTACAGGTACAGAAAATACAGCAGTTGGTATGAATTCATCATTAAGTAATACAACAGGAAGTTACAATGCTGCATTTGGTAAAGGTACTCTAGCAACAAATACAACAGGAAGTCAAAATACTGCAATAGGTACAAATTCTTTACAAAGTGCAACAACAGCAAACTCAAATACTGGTGTTGGTTATTATGCTTTACAAGCAAACACTACAGGTATCAACAATGTTTCTATAGGTAAAGACGCATTAAAATTAAACACAACAGCTTCTCAAAACGTAGCAGTAGGTGCATTATCATTAGATGCAAACACTACTGGTGCTAATAACGTAGCAGTTGGTTATGGTACTTTAACCACCAATTCAACAGCTAGTGACAATACAGCAGTTGGTAACTTTGCTTTAGCATTAAACACTACAGGCACAAGAAATACAGCTATGGGTAGTGTAGCCGCAGATGCCAATACAACAGGTAACGATAATACTGCTTATGGTTATGCTGCTTTAGGTGTAAATACAACTGGTAGTAGTAATACCGCTATAGGTGTTGATTCCCTTGATGCTAATACAACAGCGAGTAATAACACCGCAGTTGGTTATAAATCTTTAACAGCAAACACTACAGGTACTTCACTTGTAGCAGTTGGTTATCAAGCATTAAAAAGTAATTTAGTTGATAGTGATACAGTTGCTATAGGTGTTAACGCAGGACAAAATGCAACATCTAGTTTTTCAACCATAATAGGTTCACAAGCAAATGCTGTTGGAGCTATGACTGGTGATTCTAATACATATATGGGATATGTTTCAGGATATCAAAATACTTCAGGTGGTAATAATACAGGTATTGGAAGAGGCGCACTTGCAGCAAACACTACAGCTTCAAATAATACAGGTATTGGATATAATGCTTTACAAGCAACCACCACAGGTGCAAACAACTCAGCACTTGGACAAGGAGCTTTATCAAATAATACTACAGGTACTCGTAACACTGCTGTAGGTAGAAGTGCAGGTGCTTCACTAACTACTGGTGGCTATAATGTTTTACTTGGACATCAGACTGGTGATTCATTAACAAACCAATCTTTCAATATTGCTATTGGCGATACTTCTATGGGAGAAGCAACTTGTCAACAATCTGTAGCGGTTGGACAAGAATCACTATCAAAAAGCACAGGTACAAATAATGTAGGTATTGGACATCAAGGTGGTCGTTATAATACTAGCGGTAACCAAAATGTTTTTGTAGGAGCTTTTTCAGGTACAGGAGTTGATGGAAGCAGTACAGGCGGTAACAACACAGCAGTTGGTTATTTTGCTTTAAACACAAACACTACAGGTACTGAAAACGTAGCAGTAGGTGCAAATGCTCTAGATGCTAATACTACTGGTAGTTCTAATGTTGCAGTTGGACAAGGTGCTTTAGACTTCAATACAACAGGACTTCAAAACACAGCAATAGGTCATGACTCTATGAGGCTTAATACAACTGGTCAAGAAAACGTAGCAGTTGGTAAAGGTTCTTTAAATAATAATACCACAGCATCAAACAACACAGCAGTTGGTAGAAGTGCTTTAAATGCAAACACTACAGGTGATGCTATGGTAGCAGTTGGAGCTAATGCTTTAGATGCTAATACAACTGGTGTAAATAATGTTGCGGTTGGTAAAGGTGCTTTAAGTGCTAATACTACAGCTAGTAATAACACAGCAGTTGGTAGAAATGCTTTAGAAGCAAACACTACAGGTGAAGGAAATACCTGTATTGGTTCTAAATCTTTAGATGCTAATACTACAGGTGATTTAAATACAGCACTTGGTTATAATGCTTTAACTGCTAACACTACAGCAGATGG